CTTTGCGGCCAAAGGTCCAATACAACTTCTTAGTGGCCACAAAGCGAAAGGCCTCGAATGGGACACTGTATATCACCTGGACCCTCATCGGATCCCCAGCCCTTGGTCCAAAGAAGGCGAGGCCCTCGAGCAAGAAAAGAACGTCCGCTACGTCATCGAAACCCGAGCCAAGGTTGCCCTCTACTTTGTGAAGATGGACGGCTTTCAGGGAGACATCTGATGTCAAACGTCCCACTGGCCAGGGCTATGTTCGATGCTATCGTGGCCGAATGGCAGGATAAACTCGAGGCCGAGAAGAAGATGCTCGCCAACATGACCAGAGCCATCGCCCTTCTCTTCAAGGAACCGCCCCTAAGCAGGGCCAAACCCAAGAACCGACTCACTCAGGCGATCGCCGATAAGATCAGAGCCTATAGAAAGGCCCACCCCGAGGCCTCAGTGCAGGAGATCGCCAGCGCCGTCGGGATCAACAACATGGGCCGAGTCTCGGAGGTGCTCCACGGCAAGCGGTTTCCAAAATCTGGAAAATAAATGTGGGTTCTCGGTCGATTGTTGTTGACAGACCTCGCGAAATGTGGTTCAATGAACCATATCGAGGCACCCATATCAGGGCTTTTAACCGGGGCAAAATGCCCCTTCAACGAGGAGGTTACTATGGCAGACGGTAATGGTAGCGGCAACTACGACCAGATTACAATTCAGGGACAGGCCTTTCGAGTCCCAATCCGGTACGCGGCCGGACACTCACTCAACGACGGCGAGGCATCGGCGCTCAATCAGACGTTCCACGAGAACCTTCGTAACAATTTCGCCTCGAAGGTCCGTGACGGCGCGGAGGCCGGAGTACCGCACGAGACCCTGCAACAGCAGCTCGATGACTACGCCAATGACTATCAGTTCGGCGTGCGGACTGGCGGCGGTGGCTTCCGAGGCGACCCGGTCATGACCACTGCGATGAACATGGCTCGCGAGCTGGTTCGCAATGCGGTCAAGGCGAAGGGCATGGACGCTGACGCTTGGCCCGCGTCGCGTATCTCCCAGGCCGCGAAGGCCCTCCTCGAGATGCAGGGCGAGAACGGCAAGATCCTCTCGATTGCCCGACAGCAGATCGAGACCGAGCGCGCCACGGCCAAAGAGGCTATGCAGTCGGTCCACGAATTGCTCGATCAGGCTCAGGCCTAGCCCAAAAGGGGAGGGTGCCCACCGTGCCCTCCCCCTGCAGCTGCTCTCCGGGTTGCAAACACCCTCCGAGGACAGCGGCTGTCGGCCCAGCGCGGAAGTGTTGCCGCATCGCCGTGCTGGGTCAACTTCTCTAGTGGAGTGTGTCGCAAAGGGCCCCTCGGCCCTTTGCGCTGCACTTCCGCAGCAAGAGAGGAACAACGATGCGCAAGTCCCTGCTCCTGGCTACAGCATTGTGTCTCGCGTCAGTAACGGCCAACGCAGCTACACTCACTGTTAGCGCGCTGGCTGATGCTGATGTGGTGCCACAGTCTGCAAGCGCCCCTTGCATCATCTGCGCCACAACCCAGGCCCATAACCCCGTGGGCTTCGGTTACAACAACTTCAACAGCACAGGTAACAACGACTCGTTCAACCTGTTCTCGTCCAACATTACCGGAGCCTTCGGTAATGGTGACGATACCACTGTTACACCCTACACCGGTACCCAGCTCGTAAACTTCCTGACAGCGTTGGGAGACGCTGGCCTTACCTTCGGCGTGGCCGTGGACGTTAACTCGACTAGCGCAAAGTCGGAGGTTCTGACTCAGTTCCGTCTGATCGACCTTGATCAGTCGGGAGACGGGCCACTTGGCTCGTTGGTCCTGTTCAGTCTACTTAATCCGGTCCCACTGCCCGATATCAGAAACGGCAATGGCTCGGCTGACTACCTGATCTCAGGCTTCAATCTGAGCGGCCTCGCCCACCTCGGCGATCGTCTGTTGTTCCAGGCAACGTGGTCTGGTGCAGTAGACGGCGGCGAGTCGTTCTACATCGTGCCGGTGGCACAGGTTCCGATCCCAGCAGCACTGCCGCTGTTCGCGGCAGGGCTCGTTGGTCTAGGCCTCCTCAGCCGGAGGCGTAAGAACACGACCGCAGTCTAGCAACGGTCGTTAGGTGGTCCAGTCTCTCCCAGACACCCGTCGAAGGGGCTGGGCCACCGCCCCGGAGGAACTATGACTGACATCGTTGAACAGGCCGACGAGATCGAGCGGCTGCGGGCCGAGCGTGATCGAGCAATTAAAACTACATCAGCATTCGCGCTTGACGTTGCTGCAAAGGATACCGAGATCGAGCGGCTGCGGGCGGCGCTGCAGACAGTACGCGAGGAAAACGACCGCGCCAAACGGCAGTTCACCAATGTCAGCAACAAGATTTTGGATGAAGCGTGCCGCATCCTGGGGTCCAAATGAGCGTACCCGTACTCCACCACTGGTACTCGGCGCTCTCTAGTCCCTACGGAATTGAGTTGATCTCTTCTGACGTTGAGGCCCTTCGCCAGCGACTCTATGCGGCGCGGCGCGAGGCCCAGGATACCGACCTCGAGCAGATCGCCCTATGTATCTCGCCTTTTGATCCGATGCGGCTTTGGTTAGTAAAAAGGAAGCCACCAGATGAGAAGACGTGAAGATCGAGCGATATCAAAGCATACCCTCAACCTTTACGCCGGGGACTACGACAAACTGCGGGCCCTCTACTCAACCCGAGTGGGCGCGGCGAAGATCATTCGAGACATAATCCACGCGCACCTCCGCAAGATCGAGGAGGATGCGGCGCAGAAGATCCCGCTCGTGAACGATCTCGACGTGGACATTGATCAGGAGGAGATGGAACTGTGAGCACCGAACTTAGCGAACTGTTTGATCGTGATCCCCTGCATCTGTCCGATCAGGACCTCGATGTCATAGTCCAGTATCAGCGCGAGCATCAGACCCAACACGAGCTGGGGGTCAAGGCCGCTCCGGCGCCAAAGGCAAAGCGCCCCTCGAAGACCCAAGATCTTCTCAAAGAGCTGGGCCTCGCGTCGAGCGGCGACCTACTCAAAGACCTAGGACTAAAGTGATGGATGCACATCCTCAGCCCTTCCACGAGGGAACCAAAGTTCAGTGGGCGTGGGACTCGACGAGCCTCGGATGGCTCAAGGAGTGCCCCCGGAAATACCAGTACCACATGATTGAGCAATGGCGTGGGCGGGGCGAGTCCATCCACCTCGAGTACGGCATCCTCTACCACGCCGCGCTCGAGGAGTACGATCGGATGAAGCTCGAGGGAGGCATGTCCCACGACGACGCTGTCAGATGGGTGGTGCGGGAACTTTTGACTAAGACGTGGCGCGACGGCCTACCGTGGCGCGGGGCGAAGGACCTCCCGGCCGACGACAAGGCCTCGCTCAAGAGCCGCGAGAACCTCGTTCGCACCGTCGTCTGGTACCTGAACAAGTTCAAGGACGATCCGGCCAAGACCTTGATGCACCCGGTCACGGGCAAGCCAATGGTCGAGCTTCATTTCCAGTTCGAGATCGAGGGGGGATATTCTCTGTGCGGATACTTAGATCGTGTAGTGGAATTCCAGGAACAGCCCTTCGTTATGGACAGGAAGACCACAACATCAACTCTTGGTTCGTACTACTTCGAGCAGTTCGATCCAGACAACCAGATGTCAGTGTATACGGTAGCGTCCCAGGTAGCATTCCATACCCCGGTGAAGGGAGTTATTGTGGACGCTGCGCAAATTGCGGTAGGCTTCAGCCGTTTTGTTCGATCCTTTGTCTTTAAGACCGCGGACCAGATCGACGAATGGATGAAGGACCTCTACGTTTACCTCGAGCAGGCCCGTGGTTACGCGGAGCGTGGCTATTGGCCCCAGAACGACAAGAGCTGTCACAAGTACGGGGGCTGCGCGTTCCGCGAGATCTGCTCCAAGAGTCCCCAGGTACGGGAGAAGTTCCTCGAGACCCACTTTCAGCGAGAGCCCTGGAACCCGCTGGTGCCGCGATGAGCCAGGTCATTTTGGAGTTCCCCCTCGAGCGCGACGACGTTAAACTGTTCACTGATACGATCGCGGTCGAGCTGGGCAACGGCGTGAGGCTGACCACGGGGATACCACAGTGGGTCAAGGGCATTAACTCAGCCAAGTTACAGATCGTATTGGATATTGAGGGATCACCAGATGCCGTCACTTAAAGAACATCAGTCCTCGGAGTTCACAAAGCTCCTTCTTATAGGGGACTCCAAGTCCGGTAAGACCGGGGCCCTGGCCTCACTCGTCAAAAAGTACAAGCTGCGGATACTCGATCTGGACAACGGGCTGGATGCCCTTGTGCAGGTAGTTAAACGCGAAGCGCCTGATCGACTCGAGAGCATCGAGTTCCGCACGCTCCGCGACAAGTTGAAGGCCAGTCCCTTTGGCACCGTCGTGGATGGCTCGGCCACGGCCTTTATCGAGTCTCTCAGGATGCTCGATCTGTGGAAGTACGGGAACGTGGACCTTGGTCCGCCCGCGGGCTGGGGCCCCGACTGTGTCCTCGTGTTGGACTCGCTGACGTTCCTTTCTGATGCGGCCTTTCGCTTTCGTGAGCCTTTGGTCCCTAAGTCAAAGGATGGCAAGTATGACGTTCGAGCTGTCTATAAAGACGCGCAGGACGCTGTTGAGGGCGTCCTTGCCCTCCTCACGTCTGAGTCTTTCAGAACTAACGTTATTGTCATTAGCCATGTCAGATATGTGGATAACCCTGATGGCACCAAGAAGGGCTACCCTACGGCAGTTGGATCAGCTCTTTCGCCTCAAATCCCAAGGTATTTCAATTCGGTGGCTCTCGCCCAGACGGGTCCGGGCGGCAAGAGACAGATCCAAACTGCGGCGACGGCGATGATCGACCTCGCTAACCCCGCCGCGTTCAAGATGTTGCCTACGTTGCCAATTGAGACCGGGCTGGCAACGTACTTCGAAACCCTCCGGTCATAGGAGCCAGGAAATGGCGATGTCCTTTGAAGAAATCCTCAAGATGCCCACGTCGGAGTTCAAGCAACCCAAACCCTTTCCGACGGGGACATATCACTGCATGGTCGACGGGCGGCCCGAGCACGGCCAATCCTCGCAGAAGAAGACTGATTATCTGCGGTTCAAGTACAAGATCATTGCCGCCGGTAACACTGTGGACGCCCGCGAGGCCGCGGAACAGCAGGTCGTCGGGAAGTCCCTGCAACAGGACTTCTACATTATCGACAACGACGTTAGCAAGTCGATTATCAAGGAGTTCCTTCAGAATACCCTCGGTATCGCCAACCCTGGCGACGCGAAGGGCATTGAACAGATGCTCGATGATGTTCCGAACCGTGAGCTATTGGTGGAAGTCAAGCACGAAATGTCCCAGGACGGCAAGCGGATCTTCCACCGCGTGAACTCGACTGCGCACGTGTAGGTATTCGTGACTCCCGAGCGTGCGCGTTGAGGGCCTGGGGACCATCATGAAAGTGGTCCCCAGGCCGCCATCAGAGGAGGCACTTGTGCCAACCTGCAAGGACTGTTTCTACCATAGGGAGATCGGCAACGAGATTGCCGTGGCTTGTCACAGATATCCTCCGGCTATAACCAAAGTTGAGGAGGGCCGGATTACATCTAACTTTCCTCTTATTAATAACGAGACCTGGTGCGGGGAATATCGCACTGGAGCCATATCGGAACAAAATGTTTCGGTACGTACAGTCAGAAAGGAGTCACGCAAATGACTGAGGAACGAAATGAGGCGACATCTTTGGGCGATCCTGTGGAATTTACTCGTAGCAATAACGGCGGCCCTCCTGATATACTTAGGATTGGAGAGCTTAGCGCGCGTGGGATAGACAGGATAAGCATTGAGACCGCTGATCAAATCCGGGAAATGGGAGAGGCCGTGGTCACGCACGCGGAGGCGATCCGCGCCGAGGCTAGTGCCCTCGCAGACTCCATCTTGGAGTCGGGACGGCTCTTCTCCGATAGAGTTGCGGCGTTCAGTAACACAGCACAAAGTATGCTTATCTCCATGAGTGAACAGAGGGATAAGCTTCACAAAAGATAGGAGGCCACATGACTTCAGGGCAATTTCACTTGGTTCCGCTTGGCGACATCCACGTCAAGCGGGACGAACGGCAGCGGCGCGAACTGAGCGACATCGACGTGCTGGCGGACTCGATCAACCGCCTGGGATTGATCCATCCTATCGTGGTTACCCGGGACTTTGAACTCGTCGCGGGCGAGCGCCGATACACGGCCTGTACCAGACTGGGGTGGACTGCGATCCCGGTGCAGTACGTGGACGAACTTGACCCCCTCAAGCTGGAGGCGATCGAGCTTGAGGAGAACATCAAGCGCCAGGATATCTCCTGGCAAGACCAAGTCAACGCCGTGTCGCGGTGGCACAGCCTTCGGCTGAGGGCTGATCCTACGTGGAGCCAGGCGGATACGGCCGAGGCAATAGGCTTTACCAAGCAGCACATCAACAGACTTATACTGGTTGCGGAGGAGATGGATGACAACAAAATGGTTGCGGATGCTCCTAAGCTGTCCACGGCCTTGGGCATCGCTCAGCGTGCGCGGGAGCGCCGCGACGAAGCCAACCTCAGCCGACTGCACGAGCACTTCGAGGTCAAGCCCGAGGTCGAGCCCGAGTCGATCCTCACGACGGACTTCACCGACTGGGCGCTCGGGGACAGCCCGTGGCGGTTCAACCTGATCCACTGCGACTTTCCCTATGGAATAGGAGCGGACGACTTCAATCAAGGGAGCGCTCGCGCCCATGGGGGCTACGAGGACACGCCCGAGGCGTGGCAGAAGCTGATGATGGCCTTAGAGATCACTACCAAAACTATGACGGCCCCGTCGTGCCACCTGATGTTCTGGTTTGCTATGCGAAAGGCCGACGAGCGACTATATGAATGGACCTGTCGCCAGCTCGAGAACATTGGCTGGGACATTAACCCTCAACCCCTGATATGGATGAAGTCAGATGGAGCCGGTATCTTACCCGACCCTGAACGAGGTCCTCGCCAAATCTACGAGACATGTCTCTTTGGGTCAAGGGGCGACCGTAAGATTGTTAGAGCGGTTGCAAACGCTTACGCAGCTCCAACTGTTAGAGAAAGACACATGTCTGAAAAACCAGAGCCTATGCTACGACACTTCTTCGGGATGCTCGTTGATGAGAATACTGTTATGCTTGACCCCACCTGTGGTAGTGGAAGTTCGTTGCGAGCGGCTGAGTCTCTTGGCGCAAAGCATGTGCTCGGCCTCGAAATTAATCCCGAGTTTGCCGGACTCGCCCGCGAAGCCCTCAAGAGATCCCGAAAGCTGAAAGTGGCCGAGGCCGTCACGTGACCTACAAGATAGCTCTCGTGGGCGAGGCGTGGGGTGAGCACGAGGAGCGGGAACGTGCTCCCTTCGTAGGCCCGGCGGGATGGCAGCTCAACTCGATGTTGGGCGAGGCCGGGATCGCACGAAGGGAGTGCTTTCTTACGAATGTCTTCAACCTACGGCCGAGGCCGACGAACAAGATCGAAAACTTATGCGCTACGCGCAAGGAGGTCCGTCATGCGCTCCCGCCGCTATCATCTGGCAAGTACATCCGCGATGAATTTCTCCCAGAACTCGACCGCCTTTACGCAGAACTTACTCGAGCTAATCCGAATGTCATTGTCTGTCTCGGGGGAACTGCCGCCTGGGCAATACTACGTGACGGTAGAATATCGAAACTTCGTGGGGCAGTCGCAGGTTCCCCCGTACTGGCAGGAAAAAAGTGCATCCCAACCTTCCATCCCTCCTACATCCTCCAGGGAGGGTACGAAGCAAGGCACGTCACTATCCTCGACCTTCAAAAGGCCCGACGCGAGTCCGAGTATCCCGAGATTAGGCGCCCACAACGAACAATCTATACCGAGCCCCTCCTCGGAGATCTCGAACAATTCTACGCCGAGCACATCCTACCCGCCAAAAGGCTTGCAGTCGACATAGAAACTCGGGGGAACGTGATAACCTGCATCGGGTTCGCCCCTACGATAGACGTTGCATTGGTTCTGCCGTTTGAGGACCACCGCAATGCTTCGGGACGTTATTGGGGCTCGAAAGAGGCGGAGGTCGCGGCGTGGAAATGGGTGAAGAAGGCCCTCGCGAGCCCGTGCGAGAAGGTGTTCCAGAACGGGCTCTTTGATATGCACAGGCTGTGGAGGACTTATGGGGTTCCGGTTACTAATGCTCGTCACGATACTATGCTTCTTCATCATGCACTCATGCCAGAGTCCCCTAAGGGACTCGACTACCTTGGGTCAATCTATACATCCGAAAGTGCATGGAAGCTCGGTATCCGATTGAAACACAAGGGCACGATCAAAAAGGAGGACTGACATGGCTATTCCCAGTATCCTGGCCCGCATCGCGGCGGGAGTGGCCTCCGAGGCCGTCGAGGACAGTGAGGCCTCGCTCATGGCCACCCTCGCCGAGCATCTGGGTGTGCCCTTTCCCAAGGACAGTGACTCACTGACCATTCCCGTGGCCAGCTCCGCGATCTCTGCCATCGGCTACAAGTCCCCCGACACGATCACAGTGGTGTTCAAGCGGGGCGGGTCGTTGAGCTACGACTTCATGGGTTCCCTCGATGAATTTGCCGCGTTCGCGCTGTCGCCCTCCAAGGGAGCGTTCTTCAACGCTCACTTCAAAGACCGATGAAGGCCACCCGCACTGATCTACTTCGCCCCGGCGAGCCCAAATCCGAGACCGAGCGTCTCTGGATATACAATGGCCTGGACTGCTGCGTGACCCTTGAAGTTCTCGAGGCCATCCTTCCCCAACTCGATAACCTTACGGGTAGTACTTATGCACTATCGCTTGCTCTGCAGGCGCCGGTGCTGGAAATGAACCTCCGTGGAGTCCTTGTCGATGAAACCGAACGAGTACGAGCTATCGAACAGTATCGAAGTGACACTGACCGCCTACAGCGGAACCTGTATCGGATCGTTCACGATGGAGTCGGATACACCAATTTCCGAGACAGCGGAAAAACTAAAGCTTGGCGTTCTAACTCCCATGTTGCTGCTCTCCTCTATGATGTACTCAAACTTCCTGAAGTACGAAAGCGAAACGAACGGGGAGAGATGGTACGCACAGTTAACCGGGACGCCCTTGAACGACTACAGATACATTTTATCGCTCAGCCAATTATTAACCATATCCTCGCACTACGAGATTTTGGTAAAAAGATTGGAGTCCTTGAGACGAAAATTGACTCCGATGGGCGACTCCGTACTTCTTATAACATCGCAGGAACTACAACAGGTAGATTTTCTTCTAGCCTCAATGACTTTGGAAGTGGTGGAAATCTCCAAAACATTGAGGAACGCCTCCGCCGTATCTTCGTAGCTGATCGGGGAATGAAGTTCGCCAACATCGACCTTGAACAGGCCGACTCCCGTAACATAGGAGCGCTGTGTTACAATGTCTTCAGAGACCCGACGTATCTCGATGCTTGTGAGTCAGGGGACCTACACACTACAGTTGCCAGAATGTCGCGACCGGACTTGCCCTGGAGTGGTGACCTCAAGAGGGACCGCGTGGTCGCTGAGCAACCCTACTATCGGCATCACACTCTACGCCATGTGTGTAAGGTGCTCGGCCACGGTACTAATTACCTTGGTTCCCCGTTCGAGATGTCCAAGCACACCAAAATCGAGCAGTCGATCATCAAAGACTTCCAAGCGCTCTACTTCTCCACGTTCCCCTCGATCCACAAGCTCCACGACTGGGTCAAAGAAGAAATAATGAACAAGGGTTACTTGGTGACGCCCTTTGGGCGTAAGCGCTGGTTCTTCGGCAAGCGCGACGAGCGTGATACACTGAAACAGGCCGTGGCCCACCTGGGCCAGTCGATGACCGCGGACGAGATGAACCATGCTATGTTGGCCCTATGGCGGCTGAACATTGTACAGATCATGTTGCAGGGGCACGACTCAATACTTATACAATACAAGGAGGGCGAAGAAAATGAGGTTATCCCGAAGGTTCTTTCTGCGATGCGGGTTCCCCTGGAACTCGAGGGCGGCCGCGAGTTCGTAGTGCCTGTGGAAGTGCAAGTCGGATGGAATTGGGGTAAGAAAACTGTCGATAACCCGAATGGGCTTTCCAAGTGGCACCCCCCGCAGGCATCCGAAGGCTAGGCAACTGGATCGAGTCCTACGAAGAATACACTGAAATTCTGCCATCTCCGGCATTGTTTCGCAAGTGGGTTGCGATCTTCTTCGTTGCCGCAGCGATGGAACGTAGAGTGTGGGTGAGGACCATGGGGTCCGCGCTCTATCCGAACCTTTATGTCCTGTTGGTAGGTCCGCCTGGGATAGGAAAAGGCGTAGCTATGCATCCCGCCGAGGCCATGATGCGGGACGTTCCAGAGATCCACGTCGGCCCCTCGGATATGACCACGGCCAGTATGATCGATGCCCTGAACGAGTCAGTTAGAAGGGTCATTATCCTGGGCGGTAACCCGCCCTTTGACGAGTTTCACTCACTCACAGTGGTCTCCCGCGAGCTTGGCGTGCTCATTCCTGGCTGGGAGACTTCACTGATGAACAACCTAACGGATATCTACGATGGATTTACAGTCGATCAAAAGCGACGAGGGAAAGATCTTAGGATCAAAATTAAGGCTCCACAGATTAACCTTCTTGGAGCGTGTACTCCTGCATATCTTAATGAAGTCATGCCTACGGGAGCTTGGGATCAAGGGTTCATTTCCCGCACCCTGCTCATATATTCAGGTGAGCGAGTCAGTCGAGATCCTTTCCTCGATGAAGGACTTGGCCCCACCGCAGGTCGCCTGCACGCTGATCTTCTCCATGATCTTAAAACTATCGCGCTCGAGTACGGTCAAATGTCCTTCACCACTCCCGCCGCAGCTGCAATCAAGGCCTGGATCAGAGGCGGTTGCAAACCCGAACCTGAACACTCTAAGCTCCAGTACTACAACTCCCGGAGAACCGCCCACCTCCTGAAACTGTGCATGATCTCCAGCATCGCCCGGCGGGGCAACAAGATCATCGAGATCGAGGACTACGCGCAGGCCCTCAATTGGTTGATGGAAGCTGAGCAATACATGCCAGACATCTTCAAATCGATGGTATCGGGCGGGGACTCCAACGCGATGGAAGAGACCTGGAACTACGTATGGACCCTCTACGGTAAAGAGAAAAAGCCTATTTCGGAGCACCGCATCGTCCACTTCCTGCGCGAGCGCGTGCCCGCACACTCCATCATGAAAGTCATGGAGATGATGGTCCGGGCAAGGATGTTCGAGCTGCAGTCAGATGAGGGCACAGTGGGCTACAAGCCAGCGTCGCGCGAAGCGCGGCTTACCGGGCGAGCCGATCCTCGGGAGTAGCCCCCTCAGGATCGCGCTCGTCGAGCCCAGTCATAACCTTTATGTAGATCTCCCTGGCCTTTCTATGGCCCCGCAGTGCTCGATCCTGGCTCTCTTTGTTGGTATCAGTCATCCAGTTCTGAAACAGCAGTCCTACTCGGGCGGTGTATGCAGCCTCCACTCCACGTCGATCGAGTCGAAGGAGCTTCTTATCATAGATCGATGGCTCTAGGGGCGGAACGCCCTCGCCCGGGCTCTGGTCACTGACAACGAGCATCAGGAAGATGGCTATTCCGACAGCTATGATGAAGGCTACTAGTGGCCCAAGGTACTTCATGTGATAGCCGTACCGTTGATGTAAACTGTAACCTTTCCGTCCTCGATCACGATCTTGATCTCAGTGGGCCCTTGGCCCACGGGGGGAGGTTCCTCCGGTCCAGGAGGCTCGATATGAGGGGGATTTCCTACGTAGACCGGAGGCAGTGCGTCATCGGCAGCCTCGCGCTGAATATAGATCGTGTTGTCGAGTTCGAGGAGACACTTGAGAACTGGCATACAGCCCACGCGTGAGTCACGAGCCCCGCTACTCCACTGGCCGTCTGCGACATAGAACCCGCTCGTATAGATGTTAGTTCCAGCATACACGTAGGCAGATGGACTTCCGTGTAACCTATAACCCCATCCATTGTAAGACTCCCACCAGAATGCGGCCTTCTCTAGCCGCCAATCCTCCACATCGTCGAGTCCGTGATCCTCGAGCGCGATTATCGCCGCCCTGTCCCAGGCGTCTTGCCCGTAGTAGGGCCCTTGCCCTTTCGGGACGTGGGTCGAGACTTTGTTGAGCGGGTCCCCTTGCGCGAGCTGGGTAGAGAAGTCACAATCCGCTTCACGAAAATGAGTAGGTCCGATCCACCACCAGGGGACCCCCGTCTTCGCTTCGACATTCTGATACCGAGCCTTATTCGCGAGGATTTTCTTGGCGATACCCTGGGCCATAGTCAACTTGTTGCGCTCCATGATATCCCACCAGCCCGCGGCCTCAGGCCAAAAGGCCCCGTACTTGGGGATTGTCGTGGAGGTAGTGATTGCCCGGGGCGTGATCTCACTCATTCGACTACCGAGACTGTCCCGAGGATCAACGAAGTGATATCGGTGTCGGTTTGAAACACCATAATCAGTTTATAAAGCTTGGGCCGTAGCGCGAACATAGCTGGCGCCTCGACCCGCCACTGCACGATCCCGGGCGCGGGCAGGGTGATACTCCCGCCGCGCATAGTAATAATCAACTCGTCGAACCGACTGAGCTGGTCCTGGAGCCTCAGGATAACATCGACCACCCCCGAGAAGTCGTAGAGGGTATCGTTATCGATGCTCCACACTTCCACAGTCTCTACCCAAGTACTGTAGATCGATGCGGGAGGGATTGATCCATCTAACATCTTGGACCTCTACAGCTTGATAAACCAGGTTACGAGCCGCGCGAGCGGCATGTTGTTGATCGGTGTAGTGCCGCCGATAGTGGTTGTAGTGAAGGTATGGCTGTGGCCGGGCTCGTTTGGGATAGGATGGAAGTGGTTTACACTGTCCGTTCCGGTAGTAAAGTTGTGGGTGTGGTTCGTAGCCTGGGAGCCCGAGGCACTGAAGGAGTGGGCGTGGTCGCCAACGCCAAAGCTGGCACCGCTGGTGGTGCCAGATGTACTAAAGGTAAGGAGATTGCTGCCTCCGGCCCCGCCCTGATTAGCTCCGGTCGAATAACTGTAGGTGTGGCTGTGGTCGAGGCTATAGCCCGTGCCAGCAGAACCGATCGTGGTCCCCGAGGACGAAATAACGATAGTCTGGTTTTCAGCCCCGGTCGCGCCACTGTGGGTATGGAAGGTGTTAACAGTACTGGTTTGTCCCCCGTGCGCGTGAGACCCATCCACCGAGGTCGTGCCAGTGTGTTGGTGGGCTGGCATCTGACCCACGCTAAGCGTAACCGAGTTAGCTCCGATACTCGCCGCGGGGAAGGTTGTAGTTCCGACATTGAAAAGCAGCCCGGTAAATGCACCGGCCGGAGTATTACCCATGTCATCGACGCCGAATAGTGCCGCGCCTCGACAAGAAGGTAGTACGATGTTCTTGTTAGCGTTAAAGTCGGCTATAGCCCCAGAGGGAGTGCGTCCCCCTGACACAGTAGCCATAGCATCATTGACATTGTTATACAGATACTGGAACAGCGCAAATGTGTCACTGTTCGTATTGTTCAATCCATTAGCTCGTTCTGTCGCGAGCGAGGCCGCGTTGCCGATAGTCCTTCCATTCAGCCTGACATAGCCAGGTTTGGTCGTATTGATAAACTCTCCGTGGATCATACCAGTCTGGACACGCTCCTCAGCAGGAATAACCACAGTCAGATCAACTGGATTTGGATTAGGCACCGCGAGGGTGAAGGTTATCTGAACGTCGTCCTTAGACTTTACCTGAAAGTCATAGCTGACTACGTAGGGCACAAACACGTCTGGCCAGCGACCATTCGCATCCGCGACTACCGGATTGGGATGAGCACTTGACTCGCCCGCGTCGCGAAACACTGTCAGCGGTGACGTTGTCCCGCCCTGAAAGAAGAATGCCTTAGCCCCGTCCGCGCGGAGGTCGTCAGCATATCGCTCGACCATTCCTGATCTATTCCACAGGCTTCCCACGAGCGCCTCCAATGACAGTGGCGGGATCTACATCAGTCCCAAGATTGTTGTTTAGGTTCTTTGTCGCGAGGTTAAACCCCACTATCGCGGCGTTACCGCCAGAGCGTACTACCCGTTCATAGGCACGGGACCATGCGGCCACACTGGCTGCGAGCGCGGGCGAGGTCAGTGCATGGGCAACCACCTTAACCGGGATCATGGTGCCGAGCACCGCGAGCGGGGCGGCTATAGCTCCTGCCCCGGTGACACCTCCAACGGCAGCTGCTCCTACGGCGGCTTTAGCCATGGTCCCGGCCGAGGGCCCTCGCCATGTCGGCGCGCGCTCGGCGACCTCTGCGATACTGTCCAGATGGTGCCTCAGCGAGCCCGAACCGCCCTGCCCAAAGAGGATGTTCTTTGAGGCCTCTGGCAGTTCGCTGTAGCGACGGACAAAGTCGCCCGCGCCGAACTCTCCGACCTCGTTCTGGCCCAGATGCTGGACTAACTGAGCCTGGACCTCACCCTGCCGCTTGGCGGGCGTCAGCTGGCGCATCCGCGCGAGCGCGGCAAGGTCCTCTGGCGTGCCAGTCCGGGCCATATTGGCCATTTGGGCTATGGCGTCCTCAGCTGGCTTATCCGTTACAGTGGTCAGCCGGGGCGGCACGGGACCAGTAGAGCCCGCGATCCGTCCCTGGAGCATCTCGCCGGTAGCCCCAACTTCCGCACCAGGCTCGATCCCGCCTTTAGAGATGGCCTTACTTAGGGCGGCCCCGCCTCGCATAGCGGCGATCCCAGGAGCTACTGGCCCGCCAAGGGCCGCAGCCATGGCGTTTTGGGGCTCCTGAAGTTCGCCTCCAGCGCTCTTAAGGAACTGACCGAAGCCCTTTTTCGCGCCTGCAACCCACTCAGGAATTAGATTGGTGATAGCATCCGTTACAGGACCCTCAGTCCGCCCTCTGGTCCCGCGCGCGGTAGCAATAGCCGCGACTTCCCTGGCCTGCTCGGCTGGGTCTTGGGATAGTATCGTTCCTTCGAGCGGGGAGGGCTTGGCTGGAGGAGCCGCCTTTGGCTCTACTGGCTCATCAAAGACGAAGCCTTTTGGTACTGCGCTTGGTGGAGCCTCGTCAAACTTAAATCCTTTCGGAACTACATATGGTTGTTCCGTGTCACTTTTTGGAGTACCGCCCCCTGCCATCGACAGGACCTTGGTTGGATCGCCGTAGCGCTCCCGCGTTCCGGGCGGGGCTATCCTCGGGGGCGGCATTCGCTGCTGCTCCTCGATGTAGTCACCAACTGGATCAGAACTGAATGGAGCCCAGCGCTGACGGAAGGTGTCCACAGAGGGATCAACAGGATTTAACCTGCCCCACCGAGGCTCGTTTGGCTGCAGATAGTCAAACTCTCTGGCCATTAGGTGTACGGCTCCGCTCTACCGTTCCTGATAATGTACCTATTACCCTGTTCATCAGTGCCAGTCTTACCTTCGTGCTCGGGTCCGAATTTAGTTATGGGTTGAGCTGTTGGCTGAGCCGTGGGCGTGCCCCCGCCTTGAGCCGAAGCTACAACCTTCTGCCCCTCCGTTGTAAGACTACCGTCCTTGTTTACGAAGAGTGGATGCTCATCAGCATACTTGTCGATAACCTCATTCACTCCCCAGGAAGTAGCCCGCAGCGGATTATTCTTCATAAAGCTTCTGGCTTCTTTAGAGACCCCTCGATCGTACTCAGCCATCTGGCGGAGGTTACCTATGATAGCCTTGATGCCACCTGGAGTTTGCAGGATCTGCGGGAATATCTTCTCGACGAACGCCCTATCAGCGTCAGAGAAGGACTTACTGAAGCTCCCGACGTGGGCCATAAGAGCCTGATTGGAAAGGGAGGTAAACTCTTGATTGATCGCGGCCGAGCGTTCCGCGGACGTGGCAAGTTGCCCTAGCCTGTTCTTGAATGCAGTCGGATCAACTCCAACTATTTTCATCAAAGATAGTACTTGATTGACCCCTTCAGCATATTTATTAGCTGATGTACCTGCGATAAAGTCTTTGTCCTGAGTAAGAGTACTCATTCGATCGAGTGTGGCAATGAGCTGCTGTGACTGGCCAGCTTTCTTTTCGGTGTCGAGGTAGATCTTTTCCGCGGACTTGATCTTGTCCGGGGCCTGTTGCAGCTCCAGCTTGTAATCACCAAAGCTGACATCGGGCTGACCCGCTTGTCGCCGAGCGATCCGTTCTTCCTGCCAGGCCTGTTGATCTGGGGTCAGCTTGAGCTTACCCATAGCATCGCGGAAGCGCTCCATAAGAGCCCGCCCCGGGCCACTAGTCATCAACTGCCGCGGCATCCCAGACAGGGCCTGTCCTACCGCAGCGGCTTCAGCCTGGGCATCGGCCTGATATGCAGGCACCTTTAGCGGGCCACCCTCTGGGGCTGGGGCGGGAGCCGCCTGTGGAGGTGCTGCTCCGAGGGCCGGAGCCGCCGCAGCGTTGAGTGTTTCCGCACTCATCACTGGGGTCTGTCCAGGCAGTGTATTCGGCGTGGGCGGAGGCCCCGCCAGCTGCTGTGGCTGGGGTTGTGCCGCACCCTGCTGTGCCGCAGCTATGATAGCGTCACTTGGGCTGGGCTCAGCCGCAGCCTGTTGTGGCCCCGCCTGAGGCGGAAGGGCACTTCGTGGTCCTACTCCTGGAATAGCCCCGGGCGCGCCCTGAAATGGATCAGGCGCAGGCGGGGCCTGAGCTGGCCCTGGAGTCAGTGGGATGTTAGGGGCTTGCTCCGCAGGGGCTGCGCCCCCCATCCCGGGCCATTGGAATTTCTTGAGATATTCAGCCTGTATTCTGTCGGACTCGCCCTTCTGGGTCAGCTGGCGACGCGCAAGCGCGGCCGCCTGGAGCTTCAACCCGGCCTCCATCTGGCCCGCGGCGAGCAGCTGCGATGCCTTCCTCTCCAGTGAGTCTGGATCGGTGCTCTTGAGGTCCGCAAGCGTTTCCTTCAGCGTAGCCCTATCCCGAGCCGCTCCCGCGACGGAGGGGAGGGCCCCGAGCAGACTGAAGTCCACATTAAAGTTGTCGGCCATAGTCAACTCCTACGCTGCGAGTCCAAGGCCCTTAAGAGCACTGCTTCCGATCGGGGTCGAGGCCCCTGCCGTGGCCAGGTTGAGGCCCAGGTTCCACAGGTTCTTCGAGCCAGCCATCTCCGCGTTCGCGGCAGTCTGGAAGGTCGGCGAGTACTGCCCTGCGATGTTCTGGAAGCCCTGGGACTGTTGTCCAGAAAGCGTGGACAGCAGATTGGCAATGCTGTTGCCTGTCCCGGTGTACACTCCACTCTGATCCTCGCCGCCGCGCTGGGCCAAATTGGCCAGGCTGGTCCCGGTCCCGAGCAGGGTATTGGCCACGTTAGTACCTGTGCCCGACAACAGATCGGACAGTTTTCCGCCGGTGCCAGTGTAGATGTTAGCCGCGCCCGTGCCTCCCGTAAGGGCAGCATTGGCTGTGCCCGAGGCGGCAGTCGAGGCCGCGTTCGCGCCAAGAGGCGCATAGGCCCCCTGCTGGGCCTGACCCAGGCCAGAGACGCCCGCTCTCCAAGCACCGTAGTCCTGATTGGCTAGGCCCTGTCCGTAAGTCTGTGCTTCACGGAGCTGGTTTCCGCCCGCGGCCATGCCAGAGGCATTCGCGTTACGCAGAACGGACTCGAGTCCCTGGTTCAGCTGGAACTGGTAGCCGGGGCTGGACTGAAACGCGGCCTGAACCTGTCCCGCCATAGGACCAAGGCCAAAGGCCCCCTGCGCGATATCACCGCCCTGAAGAGCCCGTGCATCATAGCCTTGCCCTTGCCCAGCGAGTCCGCCGTAGGCGTCTGTTGCCCCCTGAACACCGCTTCGGAGTGACTCAAGGCCCCCTGTCTGTCCAGCCAAAAGGGCATTGGTCCCGCCGGTCTGGCCCCCATAAAGAGCCGCGATTGCCTGGGGCGAGTAATTCTGGATGTCTCCGCGCGCCGTGGCTTGCCCGCCCTGAAGGGCACCAATGGCACTGCCCTGTCCACTTTGGAGGGCGTCGATGCCGCGGGTCTGCGCGGCACCAATGCCAGATTGGATCTGATTGGAGATCCCCGTAAGATACTGCTGCTGTTGTTCTGCAGCTTTCTTAACGGGATCGCCGGTAAAGATATCGAACAGGCCCATTATAGCCTCCTATGACTTCTTCAGTCCGTACATCGCGATGCGCCCAGAGACTATCGTGCCTGAGGCAAAGAAGAACCGCACAGCATTACATGGGGTAGAGTCGCTGGCTTCCTCACCAGCACCGATCACCATATAAGTACCGCTACCAGCATCATACCAGTCAACAGATCGCCAACTAGCCGCGTTTAGGTTTTGGTTCCTATTTGGATAGAGCATAACCTCAGAACTATTTCCCCACGTGGAGCTTGTGGCCCCACCAATCCTGAAGTACGCGCTGGAGCCTTCTAGAGTCGAGCTGTGGAAGTTGGCCGCGGTGCCGCCCATATAGACATATACCCAGGTCCATATATTGGCAGTGTTCTTCCACGTCGCGCCTCCATCCAGACTCATCTGCATCCACAACGCTGCGTTGTGGGAAGAGGTCCTCAGCGACGTGATGTGGAACTGATAGGTATCGTAAGTGTTGTCTATCCCCGTGAATACAAGTTGTCCAGAGTTGTTTGCCACTTGAGACGAGAGGAATATCAGTCCGGGAGAAACGCCCGGAGGCGGATTTTGTAGTGCGGTAATAGCCGCTTGTTGTGTTGTGTTATTCACCTGCTGTGCTGTGTTAATTGCCTGCTGTGCTGCAAGAGATGTTTGCAGTGTCGCGACATTCGCTTGAAGCTGTGTCGTGGTCGTGAATAGATCTTGAAGCCATGAATACCATTCAGGGTCCCAGTGACTCTGTTCATCAGTAACTCTTGAGAACGGATCGAGTGGGGCCTTCATCCAGAGTACCCCCGCGCTTCAAGATCATCTATCGAACCCCCCGACAGTCCCACATGGACCGGATCGGAGACCCGCAGGCGGAACCGCACGCCCTGGCCCTTAGACAGCCCGCACTGCAGGACATATGGGTGGGAGAGCGACTCCCCCGGACCACCGAGGCGACGCAGCACAGGGTCACCGTAGGTGTATCCCCCGTCGAGTGACCATGAGATCTCTACCTTCGGGTTCGTTACAGTGGAGGTCGTTCCTACAGCGGTCGTTAGCAAGAAGCTGCTCCGAGGCACCATGACCCCGCGCGGAAAGCCTGACATCACCCCGCTTTCTACCTGCCAAATCAACGGGTCAGTACCTTCAAGAAAGTATGATCCGCTGATCTGATACAGATCTCCGGTAAACTCATCTCCGACGATCCAGCGATCGAAGATCCGTATACTCTTCATTCCCTTCCAGTTGGACCGATTAAACGACTTGCGCTCGTTCCACTCGCCCGTGACTAGGTTATACTCCCACGTCCAATTATCATGAGAGGACAAGACCCAGAAGGCATTCTTGCCGTACATATAGACAAAGGCCTCGATGAGGTTACGGCCCCCGGCGAGTACCGCTGATTGAATGGCCCTACTAACATCATCGGTAGAGACTGGTGTAGGCGTGTATCCATCCAACTTATAAACGATGAAGTCATCTCCGGCCCAGAGCAACTGATTGGCCCATCCGGTCTCCCAACCAGCGACAGCATGAGTCCCAACGATACCCCGAGGGATAGTGACTTCGCGGGCGAACGGGAAAGGACTGGTGCCCGCGTCGCGATAGACTCCTGTCCACTTATCTCCGAAGGCATACAACCGCCCTGCATACCGCAGTACCCGCCGCACGAACAGACCTTGCTCGGTATTCAGCGATAACGCCTGTACATTAGTAGAATTAAGATCGGAAGCATAGATCTGACCTCCGCCAAATGACCAGACAAAGTACCCATCAAAGTCACAAACACTTGTTGGCCCGGCGGGTAGATTGGCCGAGACAAAGGCTGTTATCCCGGTACTGGTGTCAACATTAAAACAGCCATTTTCGCTGACAACTACATTCTGTTTAACAAGAGCATTATTCCGCCCGAAGGTTACTGGTTCGGTCCCCACAAACGGGCCTAAATCTGTCACAGAAAAGATACTATCAAACTTCATAAGTCTACCATTAATTGCCCATACTCCAACGGCTTCTGCGTCAAGAAATCCTCTAGTATGACCACTTATCACAGTCGTTGCTATCCGCTGGAGACCCGGGGAGCGCCTCACGATGATCTGTGATGGCGCTCCATAAGGCGTCTTCTCCACATAGGCATTGATCAGCCTTCCACCAGACTCTTGCGGCCTGGTGGCCGGGGCTGACGTAGTTGGAAACACAATAGAGGGCATCAGAAGTACTCAGCTTCCTGGGTCCCATAAGTGGGACCACTCGAGGTCAACCGGCGCAAGCGACTCTCATAGTACTCCTTTATCTGCGGATCGAAGTTCTTTCCCGCCACGGGAGCACAGATGTTGGCCAATAGTCCCGCGAGCGAGTCGAACCACTCAGCCGGGATATATCCGTCATTAACTACCTCACAGATGTTATCCGAGGCCAGTTGCATTACCAGCGGGTCTACGTTGTTATCGATCTTCTCTGAGTACTCCGCCTCGAGCCCCTGGCCGGTGCCAACAATGTTGAGCTTGTCCGCGGCCTCGCGTATAAGCTCGAAGCGGGTTTTGGTTGTTTTCATAGCGGCAGAAGCTCCAGTGTGATGTTCAACCGCGTGATAGGGGCACCTGTCGTAGATGAGAACCTAATGATGTCGCCTGCGTTAATACCTGTAGTCCATCCGGCCAAGGTGCTGTTCTGATACTTACCCGCGACAAGAACAGGGTTAACTCCTCCCGTGATATCCACTAGACCGGTAGGCCATGCAGAGAAGTTACCCTTCTGGAGGGTTATGGTGGGATTTCCGCTCGTCGCGTCGCTAATGATAGTGACCCTCGTAATAGTACAAGAGTATGGGATTAACGTGTCCTGCACGCTAGGCGTAGCTCCAATGAGCAGCGCGGCGGGAACACCCCTAATCCTGTGATTGGCCGTAAGTTCCAGACTTCCGGCCCCGTTAAACCCCAGACCACCACCTGCCGTCAATATCTCGACTGCCCCGGTGCCAGAGGTATCCCGTCCGAGTAGTCGATCAGACGGGATACTCTGGAGGGCTGTTATAGGGATATTGGCATAGGCCTGTGCCGCGAAGGTGTAGGTACCACCATTCTTAGTGATAGTGATCCCGGTCCCGGCCAAAACCTGAGCCGGGAACCGAGGCAGAATACGAGCACGAAGACTTGGTTGCGTACCCACGAGCACCTCCTACTGCGGATCTCTCTCGACCTTGAACTGTTTGTTCTGGCTAAGAGAGTCGGCTATGATAAGATCGTCTCCGATCTCGACAGGAACTCCCCGCGGAAGCTTGTATGGGCCAAAGTCGAGTACCTTAGCCTCTAACGGATCACCAGTACCAAGCCAGGTTACTTTAACTCGAGCCATATCTTCCTCCACTATTTTTTGGACTTGGACTTGTCGTCCTCTTTGGGCTGAGCTTCCTCCGGGATCGGGATCGCCTGAGCCGGAGGCGGTGCCATAGGGTTCGGTACCGGAGCCACTGGCTCACCCGGCTTCGGCACCGGCCCTTGGGCCGACTGCTGCGAGGGCGGCACGTGAGTATCCAGCTGCGGGGGGTTCGCCTTGTCTTCGTCTTTGTGTTGGGCCATTTCACTCTCCGTAAAAGCGGGAGGGGACTACCCCCTCCCAGTTGGACGAGGTCGGTTACGCAAGTGGCTTGACGAACTGAACGATGATGTAGGCATCACCAGTAGCCGTCCCGGTGATGTTAGCATAGACATCGGTGTCGGCCACGAGTGGCATCACCAACGCCGCAAGTGGTACTGTGTTAAGACTGCCTGCCGTCAATGCGATAGTGGCAGCAATCTCCGAACCGGTAGGTGTCGTACCAATACCAAACACTGGAGTAGAGCCAGTGATAGCCGTCTCCACGTTGGTAGAGGCAGCGAGGATGATAGCTCCCGCCGGGAGCGTACCAACCTTGATGCTGTAGACAGAGACACCGCCAGTCGGCGCGGCTCGGGCAGCAATATACTGCACGAACTCATATCCGGCTTCGCGAGCGGCTCCCCTGTTGTTGAGTGACGTTACCATGTTATGAGCCCTCCTCAATCAGACGAACAAGCGAAGAACCCATTCACCACGCCCCACTGCTTAAGAGTGGTCGAGGTGTACGGGTGCCGCTTGAACATCTTGCCGACGCCGTAGGCCATCTCGATGCCGACGCCAGTGATGAAGCCGTAGTCGTCTTCCTTGCGGAACGTGGGCTTGGCCATCTGACCCCACGCGAAGACTGCAGCCTGTTGGCCGAGCATGAACACAGGCTCGACCCGCGTAGTGCCACCCTGACCTCCAAGCAGGAGGTTGCCAGTGCCTGCCGGACCCCAGGGACCAGGGTTGGCAGTCGTGCCCACGAAGCGGCTGATCTCAGGAACACACCTGACAATCACTCCGTCATAGATCTGATCGCCATCTTGGAAGATAGGGTTCTTGGTAGCACCATATGGCCCTGACTGTTCGCGGGGCCTTGCGTCCTTGTTGATGGTCTCCAGGGAGATCTTCAGGTCGCGGAACGCATTAGTTCCCGCGCACGCAATGTAGTACTCATACCCATCGTCAGTCCGATAGGGACGGATATGAGGATCAGCATTCATTGCGAGCCGCTTCATCAGTGACAGGTTCGTGGCAGTGAACTTGTCGTTGGTCGTATCGCACTGACCAAGAGACGTAGCGAAGTCAGTCGCGTTGTTGGATACTGCGTTACCAAACAGGATACGATCCGAGTTGGCAGCGCGCCATGCATCCTTCTGGGCCGTCGAGGCCTGATCGAACTGGATACCGTTGACCCTCGTGCCGCCACTCGAGGGCGGAAGGGTCTCGGTTGGCAGGGCCATCAGCGCGGCGATGATCTCGTCCCGCTGAAGTTCCTTACCCCAATCGCTCAAGAGGGGCTTCGCCACCCCGAATACGTCGGCCGAGTCCTTATGAGACTCAGACTTCGTAGTCACCACAGCATTACGAGCCCATTCGATCCTGACTCGCATACCGTAGTTGTCGATCTTCTCTTCGTTTCCGACCAGCGTCTGTGTCGCCACGCCAGCTCCCTGGAGGCGCGACACGAGCGGGATGTTCATATCCTCGCCGCCTGCCTTCAGCTCGCTGCGGATACGAATAACCGCGTTCAGGCCCTCACTCATGTAGGGCGAGAACTGATTACCTCTAACAAACTCTCGGTTGATTTCCTCTGTATACCGAACGAGTTTGTTATTGTCTTGAATGGTTGTCACAGCCATGGCTGTAACCCTTTCCTGACTCGAGCCATATCAAAACATTTTGTTCCGGTACGGCTCATACGCTCATCTCTCTTTGCCATTACTCATGGCATATCGAAACAAGCTATCGTGGCTCATATCGCCCATCTTCTCCGTGTTTCCGGCGGAGGCGGTGGTCTTTGAGAGCGACGGGGGAAGTCGTGTCTCAGACGGTCGACTGGCAGCACTTCCACGAACCTTATCTAGCATACTGGCTTGGAAGGTGGGATCAGCCATCTTCTCAGCCAGCTTCTTCTCAAACCAAGCATTAGGATCGTCACCAACGGCAGCAAGCGTAGCCTGTTTCCTGTGCCACTGCACGACCGCGTCGTAGCGGTTCGGTGACTGCACCACACGCTCGTAGTCGGCCACGTCGAGGGTTTGCTGAGCCCTGGCATCCAAGAACGCCTGTTCAGCCTCCGCGACCTTATCCTGCCCGTGCCGGGTCTCAGCGATCAACTTGCTGTTGTACATCGTAGTAGCGTTCTGCTGTTCAACAACAGGCCGTAGATACCGCTGGATGATTTCTTCCGTGGCCTTGTCCGGGTTTTCGAAGAAGTCCGGCTTCTTTTCCGCTTGACGCAGGTGAGTTGCGATCTCGTTCAGGCGCGACTCTAGCGCCCTCGCTCGATCTTCAGCCGCTCTTCGACCTTCGGCCTCCTCCCTCAACCGCCAAGTCGGAACGCCCGGCTCGGGAGGTTCCACAGCGGCCGGAGGTGGAGGCTCCGGTGCCGGGGGCGGGGCAGGTTCCGGCTCTGCCGGGGGCTCCGCTGGGGGAGTTACTTGTGCTAGATCGAACATCTCTTGCTGGAGCTGTTCGGGGCTCTTATCATCGTCTGCCATCTTCCATCCTTCCGCTGTTTCGTAGCGTTTACGTATCCGGGGCTATCGCCCCCGGCGGCGAGGCACCATATCGCTGGTGCGGGCGAAGATTATTAATCTACATAGCAGACGACGCCACCAGCCATCATTAGGCGTGAATGCTCGCATCATCGTCTCCTATAATCACCCACTTTCAGGTGATCAATTCCTCCGCGGCGGACTGGTCCCGCGACCTTTGCCTTGCCAGCTGTATTCAGCGCAATGGCAACCGCCTGTTTCTGTGGCTTTCCCGCGCTTATCTCGGTACGTATGTTCTGCGAGATAATTTTGGGATCTTTCCCTTTAATCAGTGGCATCCCACGCTCCTATCATATAGCCATAGATCGCGAGACCTATGAGGGCCACGACTATCAGCACGAATGTTAAGGCCACTTTGTGTTCGTACTTCATCCCTGGAACATGAACCCAAAGACTTTCCAACCAAGCAGGAAGAACAGCACGAACAGTAAGACTGTGCTCACTGTTGCTGTCGTCGCTGCAGCGAGACCGATCATGCCCAGATGGGCAAAGATCCCGAACACTAGCCAGATCAGCATGATAACCCAGAACGCTAAACCTATTGGCATGTCATCCTCCTAGTATCCCATTCTCGAAGAAGTCTTTATACTGGAACCCTGGCTTTGCCGGGGGCGGGACCATCTGGGACTGGAGGCCCGCGAGCGTCTGGGGCTGTGCCGAGGTATAGGGCACACTCCCAGCTGCTCCCGGACCCGGAGCACCGATCCGTGTCCACCAGCCCTTGTCAGGCCCCTCGATCCCGAAGCGCTCGCCCCCAGCGGCGTAGGTCTGCGGGCCACCCGCGAACCCTACCGTGCCCGAGGCGTTGCCTGTGGCATAGTTGGTTATGTTAGAGCCCCCCAGAACGCTTTGTACCACTGGGTCGTACGCCGCGCGAGTGTTCTGATCTACCCCACGCGCAGCGCGCTGATGAGTCACCCCAGGGAAGTACTCCCCAGACAGCACGTCAGCCAGCGACTTTCGTCGAGCAACAGCCCGATTGAGCGTGGTCTCAATGAAGGCCTGCCACGCTTGTGGCCCTTGCCCACCGACCTCGGCCTTGGTATAGGCCAAGAGCTTGTCCCGCACACGGGGGTCCTGAAGCTCTTCCGCGAAGCGTCTCCGTCCAAGATCATCTGCCACCGGCACCTCCCGCTGGCTTGGGCTTCTGGGCGGCTTGCTTCAGCATCATCTGATGCTTCTGCTCGCCCTGTTGCAGGGCCTGTTGGCCTTTCAGTTCACTGTGCCGCAGGTCCTGCTGTCCCTTCATGGCGTTTAGCTGGATGTCCTGCTGTCCCATTTGCTGGGTGGACTGAAGCTTGCTGAACTCTGTCGAGGCCTTGATCCGGGCGAGTTGACTCGCGGACTGGACCTTCATAACGCTTTCCTGCATCTTCATCCCGTGCTCTTGCTGTTTCATAGCCATTTCTTGCTGTTTTTCGCGGGGATCGTTGCTCGCAGCGGCCTCTTGGGCCTTGGCTATGTTGAGGGCGGTCTTGGACTTCGTTTCATCGACCTTAGCTGCCTCACCAGCGATCGTAATGGCCTTAGCCTGCTCAGCCACAGGATCTTTCTGCTCCAGAAGAGCCAAAAGCTTCCGCTTGAGCTGACCTTGTAGCGGAGCAAGCTCAAGTAGGATCTGTGGAGGTATATTAGCCCCTTGAGCGGTGAGGGCGACCAGCGTATCATAGGCATCTCCCATCATGTTGACCTCATCTGGGCCCTCATCCAGGGAGAAGTTGACATCTAGCGTCCCAATCGAGTTCACGAGCCGCGGAAGCCCGTATTCATCCACCCCTACACCATTGACTTGCACCAGTTGAGCTAGTCCCGCGTCGTCTGTGACCCGGATATAGCGCTCAGCGGTCCAATATCGCTGCACAGCGTTCCAAATAGCCCGATAAAGACGCAGTTTCCAGTTCTTTATGCCTATAACGAACGGCCCCAGCTCGGCGATACCTGCTTGTTGGAGCAGGTTGATCGCGCGTCCGGACTTGTACTCGAGGCCCTGACCTATTAGGGCCGGGCTGGGGCCGAAGTTCTCTATCTCGTTCTTTGCGTCTTCGAGGAACTTGATTTGGCCTTCGATATTAGTGATGCGGGCCGCATCATCGAACTCCATTTCGAAGCCCTTGTTGTAGATAACCACACCGTCCGGTCTGATAGCCTCCCTTCGAGTAACCTCAATATCAGCAAATGCTCCATCTTCCGCCTTGATCCGGCGCGAAACCAGCTCATGTAGGCCTTTCGAGCGGCGCTGGTTGATCTCATCCTGGGATGAACGTAGATTACGGACGAAGCCATAGCGATCACCGTCATGATCCACGAAGCTGGAGAACATGATATACTTGCATATCATATCTCCCTTCTCATTGTAGAAGTAGCCCTTGCCCTCGTCGATCTTCATCGAGCCCGTGAACAGGCACCACTTCCACCCTTTTCCACTCTTGTACCAGATATCCACTACCCGCAGGCGCTTATGCCGAGAGTCCACGTCAAACCAGCGCCTCTCCCGTTCCGGGTTCGAGGTCAGGTCCGCGCCGTCGCCCTCCATCAGAACCCGCATCTCCTTCGCGGTCTCCTCGTCGGGCGCGAGCAACACAGCATCCTCAATGTCGAGCCACTTGCCCTGACCCATGAACCTTGCATCGGCGAAGTCATGATCGTAGGAGCGCACATCATAGAAGAAACTGTCCGTTTTGACGAGGGCGAACCCGATATCCTTGTCGTCCTTGTCCCCTTTGACGAGCATCATCTCGACGCCGCCAATACCATCCACAGCAGCGTTCTCGGTAGCGAAGGGAAAGAGCGACTCGCGGAGATCACTCTCCACCACATACCTTACTACTGCCGTCGCAAGCTCGGCACCCATCTCATCCTGATCTCGCGGAGTCTTCGGGTAGGCCTTGGGGTCCTGCTTGATCTTCTCCATCAGCCCAATGATCGAGTCAATCTTACGCCCGATCCTGTTGTACGTCACCACAGGCTGTTTGCGTCGGTTGAATACCTCCACCTGATCCGCGGTCCATTGAGCCCCGTGCCGATATCCTCGAGCGTTCTTCTGCTCCAGTATCTCGTCGTGCTTGGACGCAATGTAGTCCAGATAGGACTGCTTGCAACGACGCAGCTCCCAATAGCCCTCGTCGTCAATATCGCTATCATTGACCACATAGTCATCTTTATATACTGCGATGGCCATCAGTGTCGTCCTATGATAACGCGGCCCTGACGTGGCCTTCTGATCGAGTAGTCAGACAGCATTCCGTGTCCAATAGGATAGGTATAGCGCGGGTCGTGCGGGAAGAACGGCTCGAACAAGGTGTCCGCATCGGTCATCTTCGAGGCGCTTATAAACTGATCGTATACTAACTGTGGCGTAAATAGCCGATCAGCGTCAGAAATCAGGTTCGGAAAGAGTTCATTCCGCTGAACAACCGTCGGCGAGTAGAAAGTACTCGTATCCGCGAAGAATACTGGATCAACCTTAGAGCCGACACTCGGCATTCTAAGAATATCAGTATCCACAAACGGGAATGGACTGATGTTGACCGCAGACACAGTCAACGCAGGCGCAAAGAATACATCACTATCAACAAACAGCACAGGCTGGATGTCGGACACGGCCAGTACGACCGGGTTGAATACAGCGTCCGCGTCGGTGAACTTCGACGGGCCGACAAACAGCCCTGTAATCGGATCAAAGAACACGTCCGTATCAGTGAACGTCAGCGGAATGACATTGACTGTCCCGGCGGCGAGCGCGGGCACAAAGAAGTTATCCGCGTCATTAATCCTGCCAGCCATTGTGGGCTGTGCGCCGCCACCAGTGACCAACGCCATCCTCGGCGAGTCACTATCAATAAACAGCGTGGGCGTGATATTGACTGCGCCCACCGCAAGTGTCGGACTAAAGAAGGTATCACTATCAGAGAAGAAAGTGGGAACTACTAGTTGCCCTTGGGCTGGCCCACGGATGACCACAGTGACCGACATAGGCGGAGGTACATAGCGTCGGTTCTTGATCAGGGGCGAGCTGTCGGACTCGTGATAGATACGCTTCAGTTCACCGCCAACTACCGTCGGACTATAGTGAGTATCACTCTCGGCATAGACAGCCGGAACCACTATGAATTGACCACCACCAATACCTACGCTAAAGATAGTATCCGTGTCGACATAGCGGCCTCCCGGTCGAATATCCAGATTTCCACTCCGAATAACGACCGTAACTGACATAGGCGGAATAAACCGCCTGACGATGATCCGTTCCGAGGCCGCGGCATAGGTATTGACTATTGGAGACGTACCGATCCCCTGAAGAGATGGCCCATAAAACCAGTCAACGTCAGTTAACAGCCCCGGGGTCGCTCCGACAGTTCCCCCCACAAGTGAGGGACTATAGAAACTATCGGCGTCCCCGAAGAAGAAAGTCCCGAAGTTATATATAACCGCGATACTAGAGAACGCATCAGCGTCAACTAGTAGGCTCGGTGTCAGGGCCCGCGTCGCGGCAAGTCCCGGAACGAATATAACATCACTATCAATAAAGAATACTGGCGCGGTCTGCTTCAGTGTCGAGACTAATGGAGCGAAGAACGTATCACTATCGATTATCAAAGGCTGGGCAACAGATACACCCCCGACGAAGCTGGGAGCAAAGACTCTGTCAGTATCGATGAATAGGCCCGGTCGCGGCCCAATCAGCGGACTAAAGAATACGTCCGAGTCCGCGAATAGCGTCGTAGTAAACCCTGCACCGAAGTTAGGCGCAGAGAAGATATCACTATCAACGAACAGCGAGGACAGTACAGCTGTTGTAGTACTTAGACCTATAATAAAGAACGTATCAACATCGTTGAAGGAGTTCTGGGCCAGTAGGTTTTTGCTGGTGCTGAGCGTCGGCCCAAAGAACGTGTCACTATCAGCCAGTCGCTGGGGCGTGACTATACCAGCATTAGGAATTGTAAAGGTCTGAATAACAGACGAGTGAGGTATCCTTCGTCGTCGATAGAATGCGCTCGCCGCGGCATAGGATGGGTACGAGCCCAGCGCGACCGCGGGACTATACCAAGCGTCGGTATACGGAATAAGATTAGGCGTGATCGACAGCACCTGGCCCGCCGTTGGACTGGACCAGCTGTCCGCATCGGAGATCTTGCCCGGGGTAAGCCCTATAGTCGAGCCTAGCGCGGGACCAATAAAGCTGTCTGCATCAGAGATCAGCCCAGGCGTAAGCCCCGTAAGTGCCCCGGGCTGTTGCCGAGGAATATCGATAACCTCGCCAATAGGCCTAGATCGATAGACATATAACGGCGTCATCCCAGCTTCGGCTATACCCGGGAAGTCTCCAGAAAGGGCCGGGGCACTGTACGTATCATTGTCTGTATATTTTCCGGGAGTCAAGGCCTGATTAAGATCAGCCTTAAATGTTAAAGTGCCCAGTACCGTTGCAGTCGGAGCCGTCCCAGTGAATGCTGGAGTCTGCGCGGTCGTGGCCGAGGTAACTAAATGAGAAATAACTGCATGGGTATTGGCCTGGTTAGTCTGATTGGTAAGCGTAAATGGAGACGAAGCTGCCCAAGTGGCCGCGGCGTTGTTAGCACTCCATCCAATGACCAACTCACTAGCCTGAGCCAATGTAGCAGACGCAGGACAACTGTACGGTGTCGTGATATCAGTGGTGCCATTGGCCGGGCTCGAGTCTACCGGAGATGTGACGAACGGTCCAGTGAATACCGCGCAAAGGCATGAGAAGTCATTAGCACTCGCTGTAGCTGCAATGGTAACTGAACTAAGAGTTCCCGGTACTGTCACGCGGGAATAGAAAAGCCTACCAGAGATAGTTGTTCCACTAAGCGTTCCAGCGTTCTGTGCAACATAAGTATTGCCCAGGTTATCCGTGCATCCACTCGCGGTCAACGCGGTCTGCTGGGCCATCAAAGCCACAACGAGATCGCCCACCGCGACCACAGGCGGCGTTTGTATAGCTATAGGATTACTCGCGCCAATGCTGGCACCAGTCAGTATCGCAACACCAATTGCTTTTTGATCGCCAAAGGCCATCTACATCTCGAACACAGAGAACTGATACGGATTAGGTCCGGGCGGTGGAGCAGTCCCCACTACGACCTGGGCCAGCGCGGCCGAGCCGCTTTGAGCGAAGGTAACATCTCCCGAGTAGAACGCTGTTA